CGGTCAGACCGTGTCGTCCGCCAGCCTGATCCCCCGTGACGTTGTGGCCACCGAGGATTTCGGCCAGTTCAGCCCAGACAAGATCCTGGGCAACCAGAACTACCTGGATCCCCGCAGCCAGATTGGTTACCCCGAGACGCTGGGCGGTGTTCTGCGTAACGCCAACCGCGACTTCCGCTCCGAGCCACTGAACCCCCGCACCCCAGTGAGCATCTTCAACCTCAGCACGATTCCTCCAGATGTCATGCGGCCCAAGTTTGAGATAGATTACGAATACAGTTGAGTTAAATAAATTCTTTCTATATAGCAGTAAATGAAAAAGTGCAACGTCTGTAAAGATGATAAAGAGCTTACAGAGTTTCATAAAATGAACTGTGCACCAGACGGACACGCGTATACCTGTAAGCCATGTACTAGAGAATACGGCAAAAAAAGAGTAACTACAACTCTTGCAGGACGCATTTCCGTTTTGTGTTCAGCCGCCAGGCAACGAAGCAAAGTAAAAAAGTATGATTTCGACTTATCAGTCGATATACTGAAAGCGATGTGGGAATCGCAGGAAGGTAAATGTGCTTACTCAGGTCAGCCCATGAATTTAGTTGGAAATTGGCAAGTGTCTCTTGAACGTAAAGATCCTTCCAAGGGGTACACACAGGACAACACGTGTTTGATATGTCTTGAACTGAACGGAAGAGACCAATGGACCCCTGAAAAGGTGGAACATTTCAGGAACCTGCCAAAAGGTCAGGAAGTAGACTATAGTAATGAAGTTATAAAAAGTTATAGATTTACTTCAGTTCACAAGGGAAAAATAGACTTGCTTCATTTACGCCAGAAGATGTACGCAGCTAAAATGAATGCCAAAGCCTGGACTACAAAGAAGAAAAACAGAAATATGCTAGATACTACTTTTGATTTGGATTTAGAACGTCTCGTACAGATACTAAAAGACCAGAAGGGACTATGTGCCTATTCTGGTATTGAAATGGGGTATGGCACTGGAAACGACCTTTCACTTTCTATAGAACGGCTTGATCCGAGAAAAGGATACTACCCAGCAAACATAGCTCTTGTATGTAAAATATTTAACGTTGGAGACCATCGGGTTCAGTCAGACGAGGTTCGAGAGTCATATCCTTCGTGGTCCAAGGAAAAATGCGAGATTTTCTTAAAGAAATAATACGGTGTCATCATAGAATGGATTTTAAAACCGCTATGACTGAGTGGGTCGCCCTCAAGGCCCAGTTGGCCGCAGCTCGCAAAGATCTCCAGACGCTCAACACGCGCGAGAAGGATCTTCGCAAGTTTGTGACGCTTCACATGCAGCAGAATGAGATTGACGCCGTCAAGGTTCAGGACAAGGTCAAGGTCAATTTGAAAACAAAAACGACCAAAGGCTCAATAACCAAAGAGGTTATTCTCAAGGGTCTCCGATCATTCTTCGGTGGGAACGAGGCTCAGGTCGAAGGGGCCTGGAACGCTATCCAGGACTCGGCGCCCACCAAGGAGACGGCTTCCGTGTCCGTAACAGGCCTTAAGGACGTGACGCCCTAAATATTCAAGTAAAAATGGGCGTCAACGACGAATATTCACGAGATGCGTACCTTGGCGAACACTACGCATACAATTCGGACGAGGACCCTGACGAATTTGATTCTCAGCTCGACCCAGAGGATTGGCAAGCCGTGTATTCCGAAGACCTTTTGGACGCGTGGATGGTCATCTACGACGAGCTTCAGAGGAACTATCTGACGCACATCGTCAAGTACTCTCAGTTTGTTGATTTTGTTATGACTCCCTGGAAGTGGCGTCCCGTTACAGACCCCAAGCCGACGCACAGGCGTTTATGGTCTGAAATCTCAACCATCGAGACGATAGACGATCGGGTCTGGGAAGACCAGTTTCACGGGTGGGCTCAGCACTACTTGCGGGCTCTTTGAACCGACCACGCAGTGGTCTTGGCTCCGCCGTAACAAAGTTATATAAGGGAAGGGAACCGAAGGTTCCCGTCGGATCGTAGATCCTCCTTCGGGCTCAAATTATATAGCTTTATATAAATAAATGATCGACATAACAGGACCAAAAGTCCTCGTGCCGACCATCCTTTTTGCTCTCTTGAGTCCAGGACTTTTGCTTAGCTTGCCACCAGGTTCCGGACTTTTGATACAGGTACTCTTCCACGCCTTGGTCGTAGCTCTTTTGTCATGGCTCATCATCCATTTTGTTTTCAAATTCACAATGACCCCGGCCGACCTCATAGTTCCGGCCCTTCTCTTCGTCCTCTTGACACCAGGCGTTCTCTTGACTTTGCCACCCAATGGTGGACCGGTGTTCCTCTCAGGTAAGACGGGTATAGTTCCAGTTCTGGTCCATACACTGGTGTTTTCCATCGTGTGGGCAAGTCTACGTGGTTTCTTTCCCCAGTTTTATTAGAGTATGAAAAACCTCATCATAGGCCCAGGCGCCATGGGTTTCTTTATGTACCTTGGCGTCGTCTCGAAACTCAAGAGGGAAGGTCAACTCGATGATCTCGAGGCTTTATCGGGTGCATCGGCCGGTGCTCTCATAGGCTTTCTATTTTGCTTAACAAAAGGAGACCCGACAAAGGCTCTGGACTTTGCTTTGAGTGTTCCCGTCAAGCAAATCATGAAGCCAAACATAAAGTGTCTCCTCAAGGACTATGGTCTTATTCCTCATACAAAAATACGTAAAGTCCTTGTTGGGGCATGTGAGTTTTTTATTGGCAAGGAAGACGTGACTTTTCAAGAACTCTACGACTTGTACCCCGTGAAACTCCACGTATCGGCCTATTGCGTAGACTTTATGAAGACGGTGTACTTTTCGGTCGATACGACCCCTTCCATGTCCGTGCTTGATGCTGTATGTGCCTCGGTCGCCATACCTTTTCTCTTTTCGAGTGTAAAATTGAAGGATGGCTGGAACTATATAGACGGTGGGGCAGCAGAGTTTGTTCCAGGGTCTCCTTTTTTAGGACAAAATAGCGTCTTGGCCATGAAACTCGCATGGAACCGTCTTCCCGAAGTGAAAGATCTCAAGACGTACGCCATGAGTATTCTCTATTCAACAATGAAATTGAGACATGTATATGATTTTCAAACACTTGATTTAGACAACTCAGATTCTGATGTGTATGATTTCGGTGCGTCAAACGATGCAAAGCTCAAGATGTTTTTGAAGGGTTACGAGCAGACCCGCTAGGGTCTGCGAGGCCGGAGGCCTCCCTGTAAAACTTTAGGGACCTGCGGTCCTAGAACTTTTTTCCCTCCTAAAAATAACAAAAGATGCGTACCATTATTCGATCGGGATACGTTCAGCACCGTAAGTCTAAGCGTATCACGGTCCACCGCAAGGATGGAAAGACCTATACGTACACGCGCAAGGCGGGCGTGACCCGCGTGCGTGCCGTGCCTACCAAGGATGTGGGTGCGATAGGCAAGGGTCCCAAGGTGATCGGCAAGCTCAAGGCGGGTATGTTGACCCGGTACCACTACCACCCCGTGGAGGCACCCAAGGATCGTCGCCGTGCGCTCGTCAAGGCGGTGACCAAGGGTCACGAGGACCCTCACGCCGTCATCCGCCGCCTCATCGCCATCAGCACGTTGACCAAGCGGACTCTGCCCCGTGCGTCCCGCATCTACAAGGAGGATGCTCGGTGGGTCCACAGCAAGTACTCCAAGATGTTCGGCCGTACTCGGCGTTAAATTCTTGAACTAAATTAGTATGAGTCAGACCAAACTCCAACGTTTTCAAAACTATGCCATGCGACCAAACACTAATATCAAATGGTCGATAGCACATGGTAAGTATACGGACCCTTCACATCTTCGACACTTTCCAGTCCCCGAAGGCGTGTATGTTTCGCTCGTAGCTGTACCCGGGTTTCCCCTCTCTAAAAACATCATCTATCACCCCACGTTTCATGCGCTTCACCGAAACATCCGTCTTACACGAGAGTTTATTCGACACAGAATTCCTAGACAACAATTACCTTCGGCCCTTCGCTATTTTTACTCGCAAAACCCGCGTATTTACCTTCCAGGAGACCCCATCGTAGACTTGGAACTGGAGTACAAGGATACAGACCCGTACACAAACATCTTCCTCGGTGTCAAGAGCCTCAAGCACCACTCAAAGTCTTTTACAAACTCGAAAGTTCACCTGTCGAACATATTGACTCGACCGGGTGTCTACTTTATCATCGCGTGTCGCGGCACCACGAATAACAACACGAGGAGGACTATGCAACGTCACGAGGAGAGTCTCGCACAGTCCCTTTGGAAACGCCCAAAGAACACCGTGTCACTGCGTCGAAACGCCAACGAGCCTCCAGCTAAGAGGCGGTACTAATTTCTCGCCAAGTATAAATGTACAGACCTCCTGGGTATGTTCATCCGTATTTGGCAGGGGCCGTGGGTGCGAACAGGAGGGCTGCTCGCCAAGCAAATGAAAGGCGTGAGCGGGAAGCTAGAAACAGGGCTGCACAGCAAGCTCGGCAACGCCAACTTAGAAACCGAGCTGCACAACAAGCCCGTCAACGCCAAGCTAGAAACATTGCGGAGAGGCAAGCCCGGCAGGCTCAAGAGGTTATAAATCTCCAGCTTGCTCGGCAATTACAAGCGAACTTTAATGCAGCTGCAAATCAAGGTGTTAACATACCACAAAATGTACAACGAGCCGTAGTGGCCGTTGGGCAACAAGCGGCTAATAGAGCCGCAAATGGCAACAACAACGAAAGAAGAAGAGCGAGGCAAATAGGTGCAGAAATTGGAGGAGAAATTGCTGTTAAGCTCGTAGAAGCGAAACGTTTGCTTGCTGCAGCTGCGCGATACGCCGCGAACGGTTCAGTTCTTTTAGCTAGAAAGCTGGGTGAAAAGGCGGCTCGTCTGTCACAAGAGGTGATGGCCATAGCACCTGAACGCCAAGTTATTAGAGACTATGCGGGGAGAATATTCACATATTCACAGGGACTTTTGAGAAGACTAGGTGGTGCGGGTTTACTTACGTACGCAACAAACCTCCTTGGAAGACTTCGAGTTCGACGGACTCCTCCTCTAGCACCCGCGAGATCAGTTAATAATAACACAAACATAAATAGGCAACTTAACAGGATAAGAGTAAACCGCATGGCCACGAGAAATGGTAATGCTGTTCTATTGAACAGAACCAATAAGAATCTTATTTTAGGGCTGAGTGACAACGTACCCGAGTTTTTCATGATTAAAAAGATAATTGAGAATATTAATCAGACCGCACAACCTGAAAGCTGGAAAGAACAATTATTATCCAGAATTCCTCAATATTTGAGGATTATGAGGTATTATAAACAGATAGACGCGCACGTTTCTAGAATGCCCATGCCAAGTTTAGAAGATTTGAAATCATGGAACACTCCGGCGGGAAGAGCCGAGATGCCGGCTTCAATTAACAGCATCAAAGCCTATGCTCAGAGTGTCATAGGTACAATGATTCATTATGAAAATATATGGCAAGTATTGGGTGAGTCATATGGTATTTATAGGCATGGATATGGCAGAATTACAGAAGCCAAACGTGCCAAGGAATCAATAGATCTTATAAAGTCTTATTCTGGAAAAATGAATGACCAAATACACCAATCAGCTCTTGCTTTCAGGGACGTTTATAACAGAGTTGGGGAACGAATGGTTTTACCCTTTGTTCGAAAACTTGCGGAAGCCAATGCAGGAACACCCTGTATCGATGCAGGAACTAGCGCCTTATACGAAGTCAGTCAGGAGATTCAGAACAACTATCCATCGAATATAAATAGGTTAGTTCCCAACTCAAACAGATGGACTGGAACACAATACAGTATTACTACGAAAAATGGAGAATTAAATAATGGCGGTAGACTTACATTAAATTCAGTGTTAGAAAATCACTCGTCTAGATTGACTAATCAAGTGCGTTTGGATAGGAACTTGTTCTGGAACTCCGTTAAAAATAAAAATTTGAAGATAAACGGAAATACTAAGAAAATTAGTAACATACCTTCAGCTAAAAATTGGATAAATAATTGGCACAGACGTGAAGTAAGAGGAGGGAGAGCCAACTAGACCCACACGATAGCATCACCGATACCAGATACGGGACCTCCTAAAGGCCAAAAGGGTTCGATGGACCATGGACCCGTATGACTGAGTATATCAAGGAGGATATGTAAGGCGTATATTTTCCGAGCCCTTGAATTTTGAATCAAAATTAAGAACAAAAGGGAGTGAGGAACCCTGTACAAGACTGAGTAGACCCACCAGTCTTGTATGAGAGACCATGGAACCGGCCATGGAACTAAGAGGAGCATGGGGAGGTCCGGGGCTATGGACCAGAGGGCGTCGGACCACGACGCCGCCCCAAACACGAGTTGGGTACAAAATATGTGTTGAGGCCAAAGCATCCTCCTCACTCCCCTTAAAAGAGACACACAAATATCTTTTAATGGACCACCTTCGAACAATAGCTGAAGACATATGGTCCTCTTTAGGCCCCGGGTACAGCGAGTCCGTATACCACTGTGCGTTCGAGGTGGCTTTGCGCGACCGTCAGATACCTTACGAGACTGAGCGTATCGTACCTGTGTACTACCAAGGTCAGAACGTCGGACACGTCAGAGCCGACCTTATCATAGACCGTAAAGCCGTCGTGGAACTCAAGTCGGTAAGCAGACTCAATGAGACGTACCGAATTCAGACACGAAACTACCTGACCCTTTTGGGTCTCTCACAGGGATACTTGATCAATTTTCCAGATAAATTGGGTTCCTTAGAGTTTGAGCGGATCGAAAAGGAGGCGTACCCTCCTCCGAGTGTGGAGATGTATTAGGAGGAGCTCCGCTCCGACTCGGACCCACCGGGTCCTCATACCGTGGAAATAAACTCCCATTTTAACTCATCACAAATTTTCTTCCAAATTTGGTCTTGGACATACAACTTCTCACGGCTTTTTAAAAGGGGGAAACACGGGAGGTACTGGTCTTCACCTAGCAATTCACTCATTTTATACAGACAAAAACTATAGGACAAGAAATTCTTACGGTTCGCAGGCTTGTGCTTCTCGAACGGTGCTTGTATGGCATGAAACATGAGTCTTAATTTGTCTTCAAGCGCTTGAGGCATCGTTGGAGGAGTGATGCCGCTAACTATAGTTGCTATATATGGTACATGCTCGTAATACTTGGCGTACCCAAGTTTCTTCAAAAGGGCTTTTACCTTTTCGTGAGTAATCTCCGAAAGTTCCTTGACCTTTTGTTTCCTAAATTCAGTTCTTAATTTAGCTATGACTTCTTCGGGAACGGTCGTAGACTCTTTAGCTTGGAACTGACTGATCCATTCATTAAAGTGGTTTTCCCTCTTGTATGAATAAACTATATGTTTCTCGAGGTCCTGTTCCTCCTTGAACCCTACCTCGTCGCCCAGTATGTACTCGGTAGCTCCACACTCTTTACAAATCTCCTCGGACGCCGACTCGTCAAACACGCGCGCGTACATGGCTCCACACTGGCGACAGGGTTTCTCGTGAATATCCTTGTCCGGTGTGACGTACTCGTACCCGTCCTCGACCTCTTTGAGATACTTTTTGTAAATATCGTTTCGTTGAACACCTTTACGGGACGATATCTGTACACCCGCCACCGTTTTGGTCTGTACTATGGTCGTTTCTTCAACCTCCTTCGTATATTCCTTTAGTACCGGAACACACGAAAGAAGATACTCGGCTAGTTCAGCCTCTGACGTACACGCGCGTATCCTTTCTTCGTACCTGGCCTCCATATATTTTTATCATATATAAACTTTAATTAGTCAGCCTCAACCTTAGGGGCCAAGTAAAACTTCAAGTCTCCCAGATTTGCAATTGTGTATCTGAAAATTATCGGCATGTTTTCATTCTCAGAGTCTTGCATGAGTTGAACGCTCGAACACATATTGGTCGCCTTGGTGAACAGGTTAATGTACTTGAGACTGAAAGTACTTCCGGTACGCTTTACAGTGTCGGGGAACTCTATGACCGTCTTTTGGTCCGCAAAGTCACCTTTACAACTGAGGGAGAGCGTGTTCCCCTCACGTATGATGTCCATCTCGGTCGCGAGGTTACCCATGTCCCGCGTGATGCGTTGAAAGTCGATGGCCGGTAGGGTGGTCACGACATTCATCTGAATATCCGGAAACTCGAGTATGTCCTCGTTAATGTCCAGCAATTTTAGTTTGAAATTGGTCGAAGATTTCTTGTCTGGATTCTCTATGAAAATCTCCATATAGTCTCTACCCTCGATACGTATAAACAAGGTGTCTTGCCCGGAGACCGACTTGAGGAGTTTGTACACGTTAGCCATGTTCAAACCGGCAATGATGTCCGTGGGACACTCGTACTCTTCAAAGTTGTCAGCGCTCAGGTCCATATGGACGAGGGTCACGCGGGCCGTATCCAGAGTCAAGATGTGAATACCCTTTTTGGTAAAATAGACATTCACATCGTTGATGATATCCTTCAGAACCTCAAAGACCGATTTGAGGGCCGATGCCTGAATCGTGCGAAAATGCATCTTAATTTATCCAAGTTTCAATTCTTTAAGGGCTGCGCGATCACACTCGAAGGGCTGCTGCGCAGCCCGCCCAACTGGTCTCATTTCCTCTGCGCCTGATAAGCGTCCGTCACGCTCATTGATATTTTGGCCTCCAATTCAGGTGTTAAAATAGGCTGAAGAGACTCACCGTATTTGTCCAGGTCAAAGAGTCCGGGGTTATCTGACCCGTCGAGGTTTTGACACAGACCCCCGCTACAGTCCCAGGACTCGAACTCAGTCGGTACCATCGACACGAGCCACGCCTTGACTTCGGCACCGACGTGCATGTTCCCCTCGTTTGTGACAAGGGTCGGGACCCTCGTGATCTTTTTCGAAGGAACGCCAGACGTGGTCACGTTATGGAACCGAACAATCTCGATCAGAGCAGGCTGGGTCTTGATGAAACCTATAATCTCCTGTGAATATTTACACTTGTCTGAATAGACCAGAAGTGCCATCTAATTTAGGTTGAGGGTTTTTGGGGGGACGGACGAGCGCAGCTCTCCGTCCCGCGCCTTTTTTATTTGTATAGAGTAATGAAGGACCTTGTGATCCTGGTCCTCGTGATCCTCGTCCTTTTCTTCCTATGGAACGGACGCCAGGGAACGTCGACCTATGCGGCCGGTGACGTGGACCTGAGCGCCCCCGTCCCACCCCTGGTTGTCCAGGCAATCATCGAAAAGGTCCAGTCTATGAAACCTGATATGGCTCCGATCGACACGGTCTTTGTAAACATCCAGCCCGATGGAAGCTACAAGTCTCGTATAATGTTTTTTGACACCAAGCACTTTTTGGGGACCCAGTACGATGTAAGCGCCAAGGTTGGTCAAGATGGGTCTGTGGATATTCTCAAGATTGGAGACTCGGCGACCGTTGATCCGACAGCAGGGTACAAGCCGGATAAGTACCAGCCGTGGGTCGATATCCAGAAGAACCTGGATGCTCAGTTCCAAGGTGCTCTTCAAGGATACAAAAACCAACCGCCTCAGCCCAACTTGACTAATATCGGAACTGCCTATAAACAGAACATGACGGTGACTCAGACGAATTTGCAAACAAGGTCCTGAGGGCAGTCCGAAGGACTGGCTCCCGGGACCGCCCCTAGGGCGCGTACCACTCCCGTCCCAAAATTAACCAGTTAAAATAGAATGGCTGTTTCGGCCAAACAAATTGTTGCTTCTGAAAAGAAGCGGGACCTTGCGAAAAAAGAGTACTACCGTGCCCTTCTTGAGCAATTTTGTCGTAAAATTAAGGTGGCTTCAGACCTAGGCAGTCGTGATGCGATACTGACCGTCCCTCCTTTCGTTGTTGGCTTTCCCAAGTACGACCTTCCAACGACCGTCGGGTACATGTGTCGCCAACTCCAGAGGCTCGGATACATAGTCAACCTCGTAGGTCCTCTCGATATCCGTGTTCAATGGACCAAAGCTGCGGCCCTCGACACGGAGATGGAAAAGGAAGAGGTTGACCCCGGTGTGTACCTCCCGAGTCTCGTCAACCTCAAAAAGACGGCTGAGAAACTCAGGATTACGAAAAAGAATTAAAGCTTCAATTTTCATGTAAAAATATGGAAGTTTCAGTCCAACTCACGTGTCCCTGTCGCCCCGGATTTTGTTATAAAAATGCCGTGTCACTCGTTCAGCACAAAAGGTCCAAGATACACAAGACCTGGGAATCTTTACAGGAAAACAAGCAGGACAAGGTACGTTCAAAGCAATTTGAAAACGAAATTGAGAGACTCAAGCGCCGTCTGACGCACAAAGAGGAGATTGAGTCTGAACTCCTTGCTCGGATACACCAACTCGAATATGAGCGAGACTATTGGAAGTCTCAGCTTGATGGAGTGTACGTGAATTAGTCATTTAATATTTCTCTCAATGTACTAAATGGACCTTTTGAACGAGTCCGAGCGCCGGTTCACGAAGAAACTTTGTGATGCTATGATTCCCGTGATGATCGAAGCCTTTTGGGAGATTTGGCTCGAGGCCAAGAAGGAGTCTCAGGGCAAAAACACCACGCGGGTCTTCCAGGAGCTGCTTCGGGGTGTCAAGACCTGGAACTCTTCAATTTCACTCAAAAATACAGATGCCATCATCAAGAACCAGCCTTTGTTTCCAAACCTCCTTGCGGCTGTTTTTGTGATTCACGTCAAGATTCTGAGTGCGATCAGAACCGACAAAAAGTCTAAAAAGATCAGTATCAAGCTGCCCGCGAACGACGTCTTTGTCCAACGGTGCTACGAGGCGTGTGCTAAGGACCTGTACGAGAACCCCAGTATCATCGTGGACAACAAGTCTGAGGAGGAAAGAAAAGAGGTGTTGACTGCCCGATTTTGTAAGAGGATTGGCGAAGTTATTGAGGACCTAGTCCCAACTGCCGAGATTCTCAATACGTACCTTCCCCTTCCAGCAGCCGGGGAGGACCTGGATATGGATCATGAGGACGAGGACCCGGAGGGTGACGAGGACGTGCCGGATTTGGCTGAGGACGAGGGCGTTCCGTTGGGAACGCCCGCGAGTGAAAACCTCGACACCCTTCCTCAAAATACGGGCAACATGGAGTTTGGAAAGACACCAGGCGGCGTCGATACAGCCGTGACCGTCAACAACTCTTTGACTCCACCGAGCGTTCCAGGGGGCACTCCGCCACCCGCCGACGAGGGTGAGTCCTTGTTTCCAGATGCGCCCACAAAAATTCAAAAATTAAACCACTCTTAGTAATAGATGGACCAGTATTGCCGTGAGCCTATGAGTGCCGCTGCCATTGCCGTAGCCGTCGTCGTTGCCTATGTCTATTTAAGATCAAAAATGAATAACGAAGAGAAATTGAAAAACTCAGACTATTTCAAGCCCGCCTTTCTCGTTGGTCTCCTTGTATATTTCATAGTGAGCCAAGGTCAGGGTGATTCTGGACCAGTTATGAAGGAGCCTTTTTGATTTTAAAAATTGAAAACTAGCTGCGCTAAACAACTTAAGGACTGCGTCCTTAAGTTGGATTAAATGACCACCATAAAAGCCTTTGATGATATGATGACCCAGTTCCTCGGGGAACTCAGTAACGTGTTTCCCGACGAGCCTGCAAAGACGGGACCAGACTGCAAGACGTTTATGAAACAGGTTGCACCGTGGGCCGGTCAAATGACGTCCCGTGACGACTCTTTCTTCTGTGACGAGAACGAGTTTGCAAAGAGTCTGAACCTTCCGGCCATCTGGAAGCGTGAGGATTGTTCGGCCAATACGAAACAGGCCATTTGGCAGTACCTTTCGTCCCTGTACATGATTGCGACGACTCTGAGTATGTTCCCTCCAGAGACGCTCAGTGCCATCGAGGCTGCTGCCGAGAATTGTGCCAAGAACATGAAGCTCGGTCCGAACGGTCAGCCGGACGAGGCGTCTTTGATGGCCAGTGTTAACAGCATGATGAGTCAGATGATGAGTGGAGGTGGCGCCGGGAACCCTTTCGCGGCCTTGCTTGGTGGGGCCTCCG